TTAGAGGATTTTAACCAAAGGATACCATAGTTGTCTACTTTTTTACCATAACATTCCTCATAACACTTACCATAAATAGCAGTCTGTAATTCATCAGTAGGTTGAATATGATTAGATGTTTTAAAGTCAATTAACCAAAGTTTATCTTCAATTTCAACAATCAAGTCACAAGTACCTGCTACCTTCAGTTCATCTGAAAATAAATGAACTTCAGCTTCAATTAATTTGGGATTATATGTTTCCCAAAAATCAACAAAGTGTAAAAACATTTGCCATACAGTAGGACTATATTGAGGATTACCATATTGATTCATAAAGTTCATTTCTTTACCTTCAAGGTATTCTTCAATCATTTCATGAACTGCTGTTCCTTCTTCACCGGCTTTTTTAACAATGTGTTCAGCAGAGTAGCCTACTTTTTTAAGCCAGTCTTCAAAAAACTTACCTTTAGGATAATAACCTAAAACATAAGTAATTGAAGGATAGTATTCACCATTTCGTCTGTAATAACGAGAGTCTGGTAATGTTATTTGTTTAGCATCATCTGATACTTCTAGGATTCTATTGTAAGATTTTTTTATTTTACTCATAAAAATAATTTTTTCCCAAGTAAACCTGAGAGTGTTAAGGGGTAAGTTTCTGTAATTGTATCTATAAAAGTTTTAAAACCCATTTCACTTGGGTCCTTATCTTGCATATCTACAAGGTATACTTCTTTACCCTCATTCATAAGTTGCTCACAAAACGATAAGGCTTGTTTTTGAGCATCTTTATCAAGGGCAATATATATTTTATCAACAGAAGATTTAACAATCTTCCTCATTAGTTTAGACTGTATATTTTTGCCTAATAACGGTATAACATTCCTTTTAATAGCGATGGCGTCAAACGGTCCTTCGCATAATATAAACGGTAAATCCCAATTAATAAACAACTCAAATGGTATGATGTCGCGTGAGACAGATGGGTTCTTATATTTTACTTTGGCTTCTTTTTCAAATGAACGACCTGTAAAATAATTCAATATTCCATTTTCATCATATGAAGGAATAATAACCATGTTTTTATATGGTCCTGATTCGCAATAACCAATATTATATTTAAGTATATCCTCTTCACTTATGTTTCTAGACTTTATATAAGTTAAAGCATGTCTGCCAATAATATCTGATTTCTGGATATTAAGTAATGGTTTAAATTCTTTAGGTAAGTTAAGTTTTTCTGTTGTTACTGTTTCTCTATCTGCTGTTTCTGTCTTAACAATAGATCTTAACTCTAATAATGCTTCAGGAGATGCTTTAACTTGTTTAAATAATTGATGGATTTTTTTACCACGCTTATCACACACCCAACAATGCCAAGGATTTTCACCCTTTTTATTTTCAGTCATGTTAACCTCTAATTTTGGCTTATGGTGATTACAAAACGGACAATGATAGGCAAAATTTCCTTTTGATGTCTGTTTACCAGTTCCTAATACAGAGTTAATTAAAGCAATCAGTGGTTGATTGAGCATAACCATAATATAATAAGAACTACTTGGATTGCCAAGTTAAATAAAATCTTTGGAATAAAATTTTCCTAAAATATTATCATTAAAATATTCTAGGGGGTATTCTAACACCCCATATTTAAATAAGTACTTACATTCATAGTAAGTAAGAAGTTTTTTATTAGGAACCAATTGTAAAATCTCACGGGTAAATTCCTCTTGTTTACCTCCTTTTATGAGTTCCATAATTGGTTTAGCAGATCCATAATAGGTTTTCCAGTCTGATTCCTTTACTACCACCCGAGTGGCTGACTTCCTGCCTGGTCCTGTTTGTTCTGCTAGTTCCTTTTTTGTTAGTTTTTTCTTTATATTGTGGAATAATGATTTTTTACCAATATATGATATTCCGGTTGGATCTTGAGGCATATCCTCAATTGAGCTAATAACTTGTTCATTGTATAACCACATAATTTATCTATCTATGTTTATAAGTATTGTAGTATCTGTTGTAGGCGATAAAGGTAGCGGTTGTGATAACTTTCCTATTGCTAATAATTGTTGTTGTTCATTGTATAAACCTACAGTTGTCACATAAGGTTGAAAATAAGAACTAGTAGCAAAAGGTAATAAGTATTGTCCTGGAGTAAAAAATGTTCCAATTGAACTTGAATTAGCTGTGCTACCTGAAGTTATGGTTGGGTTTTGACTAAAATTAAATTCATTTTCTCTAATTGAACACTTATATTGAGTTTCAAAAATAGTAAGTGAGGATGAAAATGAACAAGTAACATTAGAAGAATTAACTAAATTATTAATAATACTAGCATCTGAAGCTCCGTAAACTGAAGAACCATAAATCGCTGTCCCATAAACATCACCACTAGGTTGAGAATCACTAGTTATAATAGCTATTCCATGGTAATAGAATATATTACCACAAATTTCTCCTGTGGTTTGAAATATTAAATTTCCTTCACCATCATCATAAACTGAACCACTTTCAGCTGTCCATCTAAATGAATTAGGGGCTATGTGATTACCATATAATTTTGAGGGGACAGATAATACTCCTATTGTAGAATCTATATTTTGAGGTAAATAATGCTCAAAAGTTAAATCTGTTTGGGGGTAATTATAATAACGACCAGCAGATGAGGTTGGACCTACTAAAACATCACCAGCAGGAGTAGATCCAGGAACTAAACTAGCAGTTACTAAAGGTGAACCTAAACTAGCTGTTGAATTTAAAAAATTTGAATAGTATAGGTGTTTAATAGAATCATAAACTAGTCTTTGATATTGAATTCCACTTTGACCTGTTGTTGGGTCAGTTAAAGGATTAAATAAAGAACTAGTACATAAACCTAAAAGTCTATCAATACCTACATCTGAACCTGTTAAAGCCGCAGACCCTCTAAAATTAAACGATTTGTTTAATTCAAGCGGAGTAACTACTATATCCGATGCTAGAAACTGTTTGTAGGCACCCATTCATTTTAGAAATCAAGTTTAACTCTTACAAGAGCTTCTTTAGTAAAATCTTTTGGTAAAGGTCTTGACAATTTAGCAACTGCTAATAATTCATTTGTATCATTATATAATCCAATAGTTGTAATATAGGTTTGAGGATTATTAATAAATTGAGGGTATAAAACCTCACCAGTTGAACCTGAAATAAATGAAGGATTTTCTGAGTAGTTAAATTGTGAACTCTTAGGTCTTACAAACACATAATCTGAAGTAATTGTTTCTTGAGAGTTAATTGTGAATGATGAAGCACCTGAACCTGATAATGCTTGATATAAAGAAGTATTTGGGGTAACAACTATAGAGCCTGTAGCTGAAGCTGATCCACTATATACAAAATTAATACCTCCACTTCCTGAAGGTTGAGCTAATGCTAAAGGATTTAAAATAATAGTTCCAATGTCTGGTAATAACCAACCATAAGATCCTGAAGTAGCTGAATATCCATCAACTGTATTTCTAGAGGTAATTGTTGCTCTAGTTCCAGCTGATCCTGTAATTAATTGAAATATTCTACCAGCAGCTCCATATTGAACTGTTGTTACATAATTACTATTGTCTGTTAAAGAAATAGTACCTTCACTACCTGATAACTTCAAAGTTAAGGAACCTAAGAATAAGGCTTCTTTGTAACAAGTTCTTTCTAAAGGTAAAGCAAAGAATTGTGATGATGTAATAGCTCCAAAAGTAAAGTTAGTATTTTCATCTCCAATAACTAAATCTTGCCATTGACCAAATACAGTTCCTGTAGGTGATTTACCATTAACAGCATTATCATAGTTAGCACTACCACTACCATTAGCATTACCAAAAGCGATAGCAAATTGAACTGCTGAGCCAGATAAAGCTGAAGATGTTTGGTAAACATTTAAATAATAAGCTCCAGAACTACCACCTGCTTGAGTAGATGATGTAAAGAAAGTTATTAATGTAGGAGCTCCTGTTGTCCAGGCTGTAGCTGAAATGGCATCAGAGCTAACTATAAAATCATCGGGTGTGAATCTTTCAAAAGACATTTTTTATTTTTTAATTTTGAGTTACTGTTACAGGAATAGTTACACTAGCTCCACTATCTCTACCTGTGATAGTTAAAGTAGCTTGTAATTGACTGGTTGAACTAAATAATGTATTTACAGTAGTTGCAATCATATTAATAGTTGTACCAACTACTGTTCTTGATACTGAAGTACCAATTGTAGTTGTTTGGTTGGCTAAATTAAGAGCTTGAACATCTGGAGTGTTAATACCTACACCTTGGAAAGTAGATAATAATCTAATATCAGAAATAGTAGCTGTATAACCAGAAGATTCAACTACTGTTCCTCCTAAATAATTTAATGTTTGAGGATTAATTGCTAATGAAGCACCTTGTTTTAAAGTGATTGAAGAATATCCAACATTAAGAATAGGCATAACAGCTGTTCCTCTAGGCAATGTAACAAGCTTGTATTTCATAGTTTGAGTAGCTTGAGGAAATGCCTCTAACAAAGGCATATTTTCAATTGCTTGTCCATAATAAGCAGAACCTGATGGATGGGTTGGGTTATACAGAGTATAATCAATTTCATCATCAGCTAAAGCGAATTGAGTGATTCTGAATTGGCCATTTTGTTGAGCTAACAATTGGCGTCCTACATCAGTTAAGATAGCGTCTACTGTTACTACGGTATTATTTAAATATCCCATTTGTTATTTTTATTATAA